ATGAAGGCGCGGCTGGTCGGTTTCGCGGTCGCGCTCGTCGTCGGCCTGGTCGTCGCGGTCGCGTGGCCGGGTTGGGTGCTGCTCGGTCTCGCGATCATCGCCTGGGGTGTTCTCGCCGCGTTCGTGTGGCGCGACTGGTACAGGGACGTGCACTGATGCGCCGGCTCGTGTGGGTCCTGTTCCTTCGCCTGACGAAGGGGACGAGCCGATGAAGCGTGACACTCGCACGGCGTTCCGTGCCCGTGCGGCGAAGGTCGAGCGTGAGATTTCCGATGCGCTCGCTGAGGCGAAGGTGGTTGAGGATGCTGCGCGGAAGGCCGGGAAGGAACTGGCTTTCGCTGCTGAGGCTGCGCGGGTGAAGTTCACCGCGGCCGACCTGTCCGGCGCTGTGGCCGTCCGTGATCGGTTCGGTTGGCATCGGGTGGTGCGGGTGAACCGGGCCACGGTGACGGTGGAGACGGGCTACTCGTGGACGCGCGCTGTGCCTGTCGCGAAGGTTCTCGAGTTCCGGGAGGCGACCGCATGAACCTCACCATGCTCGTCACCGCCAACTGGTGGGACTGGCTCGGCCTCGCCGCCATCGGCCTCATCGGCCTTCTCGTGATCGTTCTCAACCTCACGGAGAACAACGACTGATCTTCCGAGACTCGTCCCCCGACTCTCGGCACCGCCACGCGCGGACGCACCTCTGACAACTCCACAGAAGCTAAGTCTCGAATCGAGATACGGTCACCCGCTCGGACATCTACTGGCGGGTGCTCCTCACCTTGACGATGGTGCTGCCGGTTCGCTGCGTGGAGTAGCGGAGTTGCAGCCGAAGGCATGATGCGCCGGGTGACGTCAAGAGGTACGGCGATTCGGGGTGGAAACCGTCAATTGGTTGGCGGGTGACGCACGTAGACGTGCATGGGGTGGTGTGTAGGGAGCGGTCCTGATTCCGACTTGGACACGTTCTATCCACCGTTGCTGATCCGGTCGGATCGGGGAGTGACGGCTTTTGGTAGCACCCACAAACTTTGGCGCGTGATCGCGCCGGTAGCTCGGATGGTCGCAGCGGGAGTTCGACTCTCTCGCCGAGCACTGTTCCACGAAGGGAAGATCGTATGGCGGCAGAACTGCCCTCGTTTCGCTCGCCCAGAGCGCTCCTAGATGCGTACAAGAGAGGCGCACGGTTCCCGATCCAGTTCTCAAAGCACGCGCTCGAGCGCTACGTCGACATGCATCTCTCGAAGGATGAGGTCGCAGAGTGCGTGCATCGTCCCGGAAGCGTCACCTATCAGGAGAAGTACGACGCCGTGCTTCTGAACCGAGACCGGATCACTGTCTCGGTGAAGCTCGACGAAGAGGGACGCCCTTTCGCGGCAACGATCCTATGGCGCACCAACTCGCTCTGGGAAGCCGCTGCCCGGGTGGGCAAGTTGGGCGACGGCCGGCACCTGCGGCATCTTCCGCACCTACCCGCGTAACACCTGAACCGTGCCATATACGACAACAAAGGAGGCGGCATGACTGCTCGCATCGTCTACGAGTCGGATGCCGTGACTCTCTGGCACGGTGACGCGCTCGAAGTGCTACCGACCATAGAGAAGGAATCTACTGGGCTGATCCTGACCGATCCGCCGTACGGGGTTGAGTGGCAGTCGAACACTCGTGCCGAGTCGTTCGGGATGCTGATCGGTGACGGGCAGGATGACCGAGACGGCATCCGCGACGTACTCACCCATTGCGTGCGGATCGTCGGGCAAAACCGACACCTGTACATCTTCGGCCCCGCCGATGTCATGGAAGGCCAGAAGGTCTCCGAGATCGTGGAGTTGATCTGGGATAAGGGCACGATCGGTTCCGGCGACATGACTTCCTCATGGGGTCCGGCGCATGAGCGGATCTCGTTCTGTGTGTCGAAGTTCCGACACGCCGGACAGTCCGGTGCAACGTCCGTCCCGACGCGGCTCCGCAAAGGTTCGGTGCTGCGCTTCACGAGACCGACCGGGCGCAAGGTCAGGCATCCGTCCGAGAAGCCTGTCCCGCTGTTGTCGGAACTCATCGAGTCATCGACCCGTCGCGGTGATGTCGTGGTGGACCCGTTCGCCGGGGTCGGTTCAACGGGTGTCGCCGCGATCCTCACGGGCCGTCGCGCCGTCCTGGTTGAACTGGATGAGCGGTGGATTCCCGTCGCTATCGAGCGGCTGCGTGCCGCCGAGGCTGCCGCCGACCTCGCGGCCACCGCTTAAGCATCTATCAAGTAGTTCTCTACAGGATTCCGGATCAACGCTGAGGAAGCGTCCGGATACGCAGACAGTCGACGGTGGGCTCCTACTACGAGCCTCAGCCCTGCGGGAGCAGCCGAGTCGACGACCTTGCGGACACAGGGGTGGCCCGCCCTGGGTTAGCGCCGAAACGGGCACTCTCTACTCCCTCGCGCGATGCGAGGTAGAGCCGCGTGATGCGGCTGAGCGAAAGGAGAGGCTGATGCCTCGAGAACGAATCATCGATGGTCCGCTGTGGGCACACTACCCAAAGGGCTATACCGAGCCGGGTGACGGGCCCAACCCGTCCGCCCGCATCTACCGCCCTGGCGACGAGGTTCCCGAAGGAGCCGCAATCTACCAGGACCCGTCGGCAGACCTCGTTTGGCAGCGAGAGGACCGGCCGGGTGCGGGCACAGGCTGGGTGCAGCTCACGGCGGAAGTACCTCGCGAGTGGGCACAGAGCCGCATCGCGGAAGCGACCGAGGGTCGGTACGTGCAGATCCCGTTCGAGGTTCTTGATCGCCGCGCACTGAACAACCTGATCCGTCTGCTGAAGCGCGCCCGTGACGCGGCGTATGGAGCCGACGAGTAGTTCCCCGAGGGAAGTCCATCCCAGCGGCCCGAACGCGAAAACGGACAACGTAAACGATGCTTTCCACAATCCTCTCTAGTGGAAGCGATCGTTTACACAACCGGCGGCATCAAGTACGACCCCCGTCGTCGCCGCCCAGTGTGACCCGCTGCGAAGTGGTCATCCCCCCACCGAGAGGCGGGCAGTCACCCCCGACTGCCCGCCTCTCCTTTCTCTTTGGAGGTGGCGTGACCGGAAGAGAACCGCCGCACTGGGCGGCGCACAGGGACCCCATCGCGAAGGAGTGCGGGATCCAAGTCGTGAGCTTCTCATCGCCGATACCGCCGATGACGTGGTGCCACTACTGCGGGTTCCTCGCGCAGAGCCGCGACCACATCATCCCCGACTCCATCGGTGGCGTAAGCACTTGGTGGAATCTCGTTCCCTCCTGCCACGACTGCAACGGCGCTAAGGCCGACAGGCAGGCGTGCTCCTGCCTCTACTGCCTGAGAGCCATCGCGCTCTGGCATCTCGGGTTCCGATCCGAGACGAAACGCAACGTCAAGAAGAAGAAGCCGAAACGGGGCTGGACAACCCAGTCCGTCAACTACTGAAGGAGCCCACGTGTCCATCGCCAGAGCAACCGACCCGCAGACCAGCCACAACGCCGGCAGGAACAAGCGGGATGTCCGCGCCGAGATCCTGGCCGCGTTCAAGCGTCGCCCCGTGAAGGGATGGACCGACTTCGAACTCGAGGCCGTCATCGTCGACAAGACCGGCGTTAGTCCTCAGCGGGTCCGCACCGTCCGATCCGAACTCACCGGCTGGACACACTCCGAAGAGCTGGGGCGCAAGGTCCTCCTCCCAATCCAGCCCGTGTACGGGCAGACCAGGAAGACGCCGCGCGGCTTGAACGCGCAGGTGTTCCGTCTCGCCTGATGGTCTGCTCCATCGGCATCCGCGAGGTGCGGACGATCACCTGCGACGAGCCCGGGTGCGGATTCGAAGACAACACGGCGCTGACGCAGCGCCAGGCCGAAGACATCGCGGATGACCACGAAGCGGGTCACGCCGGCATCTACCACGAAGGAGAAGACGCATGAGCGCCGACAAGAACGACAGCATGTTCGTAGAGCGTCGGCGTCCCGACAACGTGACCGTCTTCTACTACGAGCACGACTGCGACTGGATCTCAAAGTACTGCGAGGAGCACCACCGCAGGTACGCCGTCATCCCTCGATCCTCGCTTCCGAGTCCTCACGTCGGCGGAGACGGGATCGCGCGATGAGCAAGAACGATAGAGTGCCCAACTTCCCTCGGGTCGAAGAAATCGCGCAGATCATCGCGGACCACTACGACGCCGACCTCGGACTCGCAGACGAAGCCCCGCCCAGCCAAGCCGACATCGCCCTCGCCCGGAAGATCCGCAACCGCTTCTACCAAGGCGTCTACTTCACCAACCTCTCCGACGTCCACGGCCTGTCCCTGTTCGGACGCCGGCTCATCGGAACCCTCCTGATCGGCGTCGTCGCGCTGATCCTCATCCTCACCACACATTGGAGCGCCCAGTGAGCGTCATCGATCAGATCCTCGCCAATCACATCGCAGTCACCCATTACGTCTCCGAAGTCATCGAGCAGATCGGGCAGGCGGAGACGTACACGCGGCGCAGCAACTACCTCGAGCCGCCCACCGAACCCGACATGTCGGTCATCAACGAGTTCCTCGACAACCTCGCCCGCATGGAGGGCTACTACGAGGACACCGCCGTTGAGGAATCCCGTGGGGTGGATTCGCTGTGAGGGTCCTGGTTGACATGGATGGCGTGATCGCTGACTGGGGACGCGCCTACGGTGAATCCCTCGACCTGTTCGGGGAGGATGCCGCCGCGATCCCGCGCCACAAGGATCAGCGATCGTTCGACCTGCACGCGGGTCGAACGGAGCGTGAGAAGGCGCTGATCGGTGCCGTCATGGTTGAGCCCGGGTTCTACTCCCGGCTCGAACCGATCGAAGGTGCCAAGGCTGCGCTCAAGGCGATGCTCAAGGCGGACCATGACGTGCGAATCGTCACGTCGCCGTGGGTCTCGAACCCGACATGTGCGAGCGACAAGCTCAACTGGATCGTCCAGCACTACGGATCCCACTGGGGACCGCGAGTCATCATCACGGCCGACAAAACGCTCGTGCGCGGCGACATCCTGATCGACGACAAGCCCGAGATCCACGGTGCTGTCGAACCGGAGTGGGAGCACGTCCTGTTCGACCAGCCCTACAACCGTGAAGTCGTCGGAAAGCGGCGACTGGTCGACTGGCCGGCGTGGCGCGAACTGCTCGCCGGATCACCGTTCGCTTCGACTGAGGCGCTTGTGGAGTCGGCGGTGCTCGGATGAGCGAGGTCCGCACCACGTCGCGCACCGGAGGCCAGAAGGGCGTCAAAGATGCCCGGTTCGACTTGATCCCGGTCGGCGCACTCACCCAGCTCGCCGAGCACTACGGTGTCGGCGCGGCGAAGTACGACGACAACCAGTGGCGCAAGGGCTACGAGTGGTCGAAGTCCTACGCGGCCATGCAGCGTCACGCTACGGCCTGGTGGGCGGGCGAGGACATCGACGAGGAGACCGGCTCTAGCCACATGGCCGCGGTCGCCTGGCACGCCTTCACGCTGCTCACCTTCATCGCTGAGCACCCGGACTTCGATGACCGGTTTGTGCGAACACTCCTCAGTTCGGAGACGACATGAGCGACACCATCGCCCTGCACGACGGCACAATCCTCGAGGGCGTACACCCCGAGGGAACCTGCTACGGGCCGAACTGCTGCATCCACAACCCGTCCGATCACCCACTGAACACCGCGCCGCTCGCGTGGATGGGTGAGATTCGCGCCATGTTCCGCGTGTGCGAGCACGGCTTCATGCACCCTGACCCGGATGACCTCGCGTTCCTCATGGCGACATGGCGATTCATCGACGTGGAGGCGATCACGAGCGTTCACCTCATGCGGGAGAACTGCGACGACTGCTGCCAGCGTGAACCTTCCAGTGCTGTACCTGATCGGAGCGAGTGATGGACCCCTGGCTGGCGTACTGCATTCGGTTGCAGGAGGCAGCATCCGTCGAGTTGGAAGCGGCTCGTATTCGCCTCGACGCCGCAACGAAACTCGTGCGCGACGCCGAGAAGCAGACATCCGCAAATGCTGTACCTGAGGAGACCCCGTGAAGCCCTATTACGAGGATGAAAACGCGACCCTCTATCTGGCCGACTCGCGTGAGGTGCTGAGCAGCCTCGAGCCCGCTGACCTGCTCGTGACGGACCCGCCCTATGGGGTCGAGTTTCAGTCGAACCGACGTGTCGACCAGTTCGAGCTGATTGTGGAAGATGACGACCCTCTCGGCGTCACGACGCTCGTGGGCGAGGTCATCGCGCGGAACTTGAAGCGATACCGCCACGCCTACGTCTTCGGACCTCTCGACTTCGGCCCACTTGTCGAGGCAGGGATCGTGCAAGAGCCCGTCGCGCTGATCTGGGACAAAGCGATGCTCGGGATGGGTAACCTGCAAATCCCTTGGGCATCGCAGCACGAAGACATCCAGTTCATGGTCGCCGTCAAGAGCAAGGCGAACGTAGCCAAGGGTGAAGGTCGGCTGACCGCTCGACTTCGACGCGGGAACATCCTGCGGCACCAGCGGCCGCACGCGGCTGGCGTATCCCGGCATCCCACCGAGAAGCCGGTCGCCCTACTGCGGGAGTTGATCGAGGCGTCGTCGTGCGTGGGTGAAACCGTGCTCGACCCGTTCGCCGGTTCAGGCTCGACTCTCGTCGCAGCGGCGCTCGAAGGGCGCAAGTCGGTCGGCATCGAGGTTGTCGAGAAGTACGCCGAAACCGCTGCTGCACGCCTCGTCGCGCTGCGCCCGCATCTCGAAAGCCTGAGGACCGCATGAAGCAACTATCTAGCCGTGCTGGTGGTGACTCGTGAACGGCCTGGCCGAACGCATCGAGGATGCCACCCGGGATCGGTTCTCGTTCCGCTACCCGACGAGCGACATCGTGCACCGCGCATCGTGGAAACACGGTGTCGGTGGAGGTGGGCGCATCGTCGCGGACTGCGGCCGCGTCGTCTGGCCGGTGAGCATCGACGACCTGCCCTTCGCGCAGTCCTCAGCGACGTTCGGAGAACCGCCGACGTGCGCCCGGTGCATCCGCGTCGAGGAACGTACATCCATCCATAAGCAGGAGGAATCGTGAACATGCCCAAGGGCTACGAGCCGCGCCCCATGAACACTCCGGAAGAGATCGCCCGGGACGTGCGCGATCTACTCCTCCGGGGAGCGGCACAGCACTACGTCGCCAGCCTCACTCACTCCCTGAACTACGGGCATGTCTCGGACGCATTCCGCGCCGGGGCCGAGTGGGAGCGCACACGGACATCATCAGATGCTGCCCCTGGCGGTGTGTCGTGAGCGACATGGAGAAGGCGATCCTGGGCGCGCTGGCGATGCGCGAGAAGCACGGGCGGCACATGCACCACGCCGAGTGCATCCACAACCTCACGCCCGCGGAACAGATCGAGATGCGCGGAAAGTCCGTCGAGTGGTGGATGACCGTGATCGGTTCGATGCCCGTCCAGATCACCCCGGACGACTGGGAGATCGAAGCGCCGCACCTTCTCGGAGGTACAGCATCACCGAGTAAGGACACTGCCATGGAATCGACCGAACTGCTGACCCGGCAGGAGGGCCGCTGGACCGTCAAGGCGACCGCCGACGCCACCCACGCCTGCATCTCGCGAACCCGCGACGACGGACGCACCGAGATCATCACGCTCCGAGCCGACACCCTTCGGGCCATCGCAGAACGTCTGGATGCCAGCTCGTGACCGCATACCGTTTCTGGACGCTCACCTGCGACACATGCGGGGAGGTCAGCGATGCGGGCATGTCGCGGACCACCTATCAAGCGATCGTCTTCGCTCGCTCCGAGGGATGGGTCCGCTACAAGGAAGGGCGCCTCGACCGTGACCGCTGCGGCAAGTGCGCCGGCACTCACGAGAACTCGCCCACCTTCGGCTCGCTCGTGCCCATACGTTCGGATACTGCGAATGGATGACATCTGCGCTGACGCCACCGGCCCAACGCGCATCGCCTGCCAAAAGCTGCCCGACCACAAGGGGGAACGCCACGGGTTCGACCTGGGGTTTATGAGTGCCGCGTGGGGCTACGTGCCGACCGAGAGTGAGTTGCAGAAATGCTAGGCATGAAGTGGGAGTGTGCCTGTGGTTGCTCCATCGAGGTGACCGGGCGGGACGAGAGTTCTCGGAACGCGGTCGCCGCCTACAAACATGAGCACGCAGGGCATGAACGTATGAGTTCTCTACCTGAGGAGGAATGATGCCGTACTACGCCGTGAAGGGTGAGCCCGAAGAGGGCTTCTACGACATCGAGGAGACCGACGAGGGCTTCCGGTGGACGTGGGGCGAGGTCGCCAAGGGCGAGGCGTTCCATGACGTCGGCAAGTGGCGTGCGACTCGGGCCGAAGCGCTCGAAGACGCAGCCGCAGACTGGGATGACAACGGGACGAGGTACACGAATCCGCGCCTGGCGGGGATGCTTCGGGCTCTCGCTGAACGAGCACGTGGGAGTAGTTCGAATGGCTGACCGCGACGCCGACCTCCTGTCGGCCTTCATCAACTGGAACGTCTACAACGGCGCTCCGGGGGCTGGGCAGGCGATCTACAACTACGGGGGCAACCCCTGGCTGCACGAGCGCATCGAATCGTTCTTGAAGGACTACGCGGCCGAGCAGTACTTCTCCGAGATGGAGCGGATGTTCGGCACCGACGCGAAGCTCATGCAGGCCGTCAAGCGCGCTCGGGGCGACCTCGCCGGAAGGCGTTTACGCGAGAATGTAGGGAGCACCGATGAGTGACGTCACAGATCGAGTCGCTGGCTTTCTGGTAGCTCGCGAGGAAGTTGTGCCACGCGGTTACGACATCCCCGTAGTCGACATGGACTTCGGCTCGCGCGGCCACGTTCGGCTCACCGAGGGAGACCTCCGCGAGACTTTGCGACTCGCGCTGCTGGTCGAAGAGATGCGCGGCCTTTCCCACCGCTATGTGCTCCCTGGCGTCTTCGCCGACATTCTCTGGGACGTGACGGACGAGAAGCCGTCCGGCGACCCTCTATCCCCTGATGCTCGTGTAGGAGATCCTGATGACTGAGTACGAATCCCGGCCCCGCCCGGTGGAGGTTATGCGCTGGGACGGGACCCTCGCGGGCGCTGAGCCCATCATGGAGTGGATTCGGTCGAAGGATGAGGTGGTCGTCCTCGAGAAGCGAGGCGCACCGAACCCGAACACTTGGAACAATGCCCCGTTCCGCGAGAACTACCTGCACATCGGGGACTACCTCAACGCCTCGAAGCGGCATTCAGTGATCGTGTACGACCCCGCCCGCGGACACCGCACGATGGGCGACGGGGACTTCGACTGCTACTCGGAAGAGGCCTTCGCTGAAGAATTCCGAGAGCGCACTATCTGAGCATGTTCGACTTGGAGGAACGATGAGCTTCACCATCTACCCGTGCGATCGCGGGACCGGAACACCGCAGGGCTGGCACAACTTCATCCCGAGCGCGTGGATCGTCGTTTGCTCCTACTGCGGCAAACGACCACCCCGTACCTGAACGCACCCATATCCGTCGAACTGTAAGAAATCGGCCCGATTCTTTCAATGTCCGGCCCACATGCAAAGGAGAGTGACATGAGCGCAATCGCCGACGCGGCCACGAACGCCGCTATCACACTGAACAACGCTGCGCTGCGAGCCCCGGAGCCCGAGTGGCGTCGAGTGCAGAACGTCGTCCGGGAACTCGAAGACCTCGCTGTCGAGCACTCGCCCATCCGGGCCGCGCTGCGCCGGCTAGGCATCCAGAAGTAGTTGCTTAAGGAGCGGCGATGGACGACCTACGCCCAACGGAGTACGAATGATTGACCCGCGCGAAGTTGATGAGGCCCTTGCGCGCCTTGCCGATGGTTTGCCCGATCAACACCCCGACGTCGCTCTCGTCGCCAAGGGACTTGCTCAGGCTCGCGCAGCGGTGGTCACAATGACCGAAATCTGCAACTCGCTAAGCCGCGACTACCGTAACAAACCCTGACGCATCCTTTCACGCAGGAGGAGACATGGACATCAAGGAACTTGGCCGGGTCTACATGGATGCGGTCGATGACAACCACTACAACGGCGACGGCCTAGAGGCTGTGCAGCGTGCGGTCGCGTGGGAAGCCATCACGGTGATCCACGACTTCCTCAACGACGCCGAGCGGTGCGAACCCCTCGAGACCGCCCTTGAGCGGCACTTCGGGTTCGTCGAGGCGAGCACTCAATAGTTCTAGCTTTCAAGGAGAAGATCATGGGTCGAGAGATCAAGCGCGTCCCGGTCGGATTTGACTGGCCGCTCAAGAAGGTGTGGTCGGGCTACCTCATGCCCGAGTGGCTGCACGAGGAATCTTGCCCGGACTGCAAGAACGGCTATAGCCGCCAGGCTGAGGTCTTCCACGACGAGTGGTACGGCAACGCTCCTTTCGACCCGATCAGCACGGGATCTACCCCGCTCACTCCGGCGACGCCGAAGGTGCGAGCGTTTGCAGAGCGCAACGTCGCGTCCGCACCCGACTTCTACGGAACGGGTGAGACGGCCATCGTTCGACAGGCAGAGCGCCTGTGTGGACTGTGGAACGCATCGTGGGGCCACCACCTGTCTCAGGTGGACGTGGATGCCCTGGTTGACGGTGACCGGCTGTGGGACTTCACGCGGGACTGGGTCGCCGGCGAGGGTTGGAAGCCGAAGGTTCCGGCATATCGTCCGACCGCAGCGGAAGTGAACGATTGGTCGATCGGCGGATTCGGTCACGATTCGATCAACTCTGGGATCGTCGTCCGCGCGCGATGCGAGCGCGAGGGTGTGCCGTACGTGTGCGCGACTTGCAAGGGTCACGCCTCGATTCCGAAGTTCAAGGGGCAGCGAAAGCTCGCGAACAAGTGGAGGTCGATCAAGCCGCCGAAGGGCGAGTGGTGGCAACTCTGGGAGACGGTGAGTGAGGGATCGCCCGTCAGTCCTGCCTTCGAGACCCCGGAAGAACTTGCCGAGTGGATCAACCCTGCCGACCCTGCCGCGTCGCTCGAATGGGTCACGGGTGCGGGCTGGGCTCCGAGTATGACCGTGGTGGGTGGCGTGCTCGCCACGTCCTCGGATTATGCCGAGGGAACCGCGAAGCTCTAACGCACTATCTACACGTAAAGGACTACGGCTAATGTTCGATCCCCTCACCATTAGTCACCTGAAATCCAACCCGGCTCTCATGCGCCCCTATTGCCAGATGTGCAAATGGCACGGCTCCTGGTGGACGTGGGAAGGCGACTGTCGAGGCGAATTCGAAGACCACCAGAAGGGCTCCGGGATACCGCGTTGCCGGTGGTTAGTAGCCGCCGAAAAGGCCGGTCATCGTTCGAACATAAGTACTAAACTCTGACGTAAAGGACATGGCATGAAGATCGGTTCAATACCAATTCGCCCCGAGGCTCAGCTGCGGGCAATCGTCGTCAGCGACCTTCGCGTGGCGGGGCTGAACGGCACGTCCGGGCTCAGTCGGGTCGCTGAAAAGATCGTTAGCGATCTGTTGCAGCACCACGAGGTAGCGCGATATCGCGAGGCCCTCGAAGAGATAGAGGAATACCACTCCGGGCGTAAGGGAGTTCACCCCGATATCGCCTTCGATAGCATCACGGAAATCCTCGCAGAGACTCTCCACTAACCGAACGAATATACGAATACTTGACGATGTAGAGGCTTGGGCTGCCGGACGCGACGCCAGATGAAGGCGCGGACGCGGTAGCTGCAAACGGGGCACCTTCTCCCCGCCAAGAACAGAGGTAGAGACCGGAAGTTCCGAAAGGGCTTCCGGTCTTCTCGTTGCGCCCGAACGGAGCCGCATGACCGAGTGCCTGCACGAATACTTCACCGGCCACTACCCGCACGGGTTCATCTGCGACGACTGCGAAGTCGTCTGGGGTGTCCTCGATCCGCGCTGGGACACCTGGCAGGAGCGAATCGACGCTGCCCGCAACCCTCAACCTCCAACCCTGTTCTAAGGAGCATCGTGAACAGATCCAAGCAGCGCGGAACCGCCCTCGAGCGGCTCGCGGCTGACGGCTTCGCTGAAGCCCTGAACGACGACCGAATCGACCGAGCCCCACTACGCGGGGACGGCGACCGCGGAGACATCGCGGGCCTGTACTCACCCTTCGGCAAGGTCGTCGTGGAATGTAAGAACGTCGCCCGCCTCGACCTCGCCGGATGGGTGGAAGAAGCCCGCATCGAAGCCGGGAACGCCGACGCTATCGCTGGCGTGGTGCTGCACAAGCGCCGCGGCAAGGGGAAGTTCCTCGACCAGTACGTGACCATGACCGTCCGCGACCTCCTCGCGATCGGCTGGGGAGTGCAGGCATGATCACCGCTACCTCGGAGCACGTCTGTGAGCGGCACGCGTTGATCGGTGTGGAGTGTTCCGGCCCGGCCGAGTTCATCCTCCGCCGCCACGACAAGACGCACTACATCTGCCGCGCATTCGCGCAACACATCTGGACGATCGGCCGCACCCTCTGCTACGACTGCCGCCGCCGAATCGTCGACCACTGGGACACGGAGCCGATTCGATGAACTACCCAACCAAGCCCGGATCGTCGGTCATCCTCGACCTCCCCGATGAGGCGTACCACTCGATGCCGGAGCTGTCGTCGTCTCAGGCGAAGGCGTTGCTCGAGTCGCCTGCCCGGTTCAATTACTGGCGGAACAAGCGACGCCCGGAGAAGAAGGCCTACGACGTCGGCCATGCGGTCCACGCGAAAGTGCTCGGTGTCGGTATGGGCATCGAAGTTCTCGACTTCGACAACTACCGCACGAAGGCGTCGCAGGAGGAGCGTGACGCCGCCTACGCGGCTGGCCTGACGCCGATGCTCGCCAAGGAAATGCAGCCGATCAACGACATGGCCGAGTCGGTGCTGAAGCATCCGACCGCTGCAACGCTGCTCGCCCAACCGGGGCATTCCGAGGTGTCTGTCCTGTCGACGGATCCGACTACAGAAGTCCCCGTCCGAGCACGGTTCGACTACCTCCCGTTCCCGCGCTCACCGAAAGCGGTTGCCGTCGAGCTGAAGACAACCGATGATGCCTCACCGGCCGCGTTTGTGAAGTCGATCATCGAGTACGGCTACGACCTCTCCCACGAGTGGTATCGCGACACGTACAGGTGGGCGACCGACGAAGAGGTGGAGTTCGCCTTCATCGTCGTCGAGAAGCGACCCCCGTATCTGGTGGCCCACTACCGACTGCCTGAACTGTTCGTCGAGATGGGCGCGCGGAAGGCGCTCGAGGCTCGCGTGCAGTACGCGGAGTACAGCGCATCCGGTGTCTGGCCCGGCTACTCGGACGAGATTGTGCCGCTCGACCCGCCGGTCTGGCACGTCATCCAGCACGAAGAGAAGTACGCCGAAATGGAGATCAGCATTGGACATCAGTAGCACTACCGAGCCGAAGAGTGACCAGCAGAACTTTGACGATTATCTGGGCGGATCGAAGACGGTCACCATCGTCGACGTCAAGAAGGGTTCGTCGGAGCAGCCGGTAGAGCTGCATCTGGCCGAGTTCCCCGGTCGGCCGTACAAGCCCGGGAAGTCGATGAGGAGAGTTCTCGTCGCCTGTTGGGGGAAGGAAGCATCCGAGTACATCGGGCGTCAGTTGACGCTGTACGGCGATCCGTCGATCCAGTTCGGCGGTCAGGCTGTCGGCGGGATCCGCATCGCGGCCATGTCGCATCTGACCGAGCCGAAGTCGGTCAGTCTCACGATTACGAGGGGCAAGCGTGCGCCGTTCGTCGTGAAGCCGATCGGCGCACCGGACCCGAAGCCGCACCTCGCAGCTTTCGCATCCGCGAAAACCCTCGACGAGTTGCAGAACGCATGGGAGATGGCGAAGGAAGCCGGCGTCACCGGACTCGCTGACGTGATCGCCAAGAAAGACGCCCGAAAGGCCGAACTGACCGCCGCGGGTAACTCGTGAGGAAGCAACACCCTGACCGCAAGTGCGGCGTAACCGGGTGCAAGCAGAAGTACGACGCGGGCGGCTACTGCAACGCCCACTACCAACGGCTCCGCAAGTACGGAGATCCGAGAGCGGGCAAGCCGACCTTGCAGGAACTCGCGGAACGTCGCGCATACGTAATCGGCGAGATCGAATGGTTCAAGACGTTCGGCGTCTCCGGTGAACTGATCGCCAGCGAGCTGGGATACACCAAGGTCGAGTCCGTCCGCGATCTGCTTCACCGTTGGGGACGACCCGACCTGGCCGAGCTTTTCATGGACCGCCAGGAAGAGAACTGGTTCCGACAGTGGCTCGAGGGTAAGCATCGGGTCGCATGAATCGGGACTTCTCGCCCGCGGCTAAGGATGCGATCAAGAAGCGTTCGGGGGGGCTCTGTGAAGGGTGTCGGAAGCGAGAAGCGACCGAGTATCACCACCGCAAGTTCAAGTCCCGCGGCGGGATCGGAACTGTCGCAAACGGCCTGCACCTGTGCGGGTGGGGCAATCACACCGGATGCCACGGCAAGGCGCACTCTGCTGAACCGCCGTCCGGTTGGGCTCTCCACTCGTGGGATGACCCGCTACTGGTGCCCGTCGAACTGCACGCTGGCACCTTCTACCTGGACAACGCGGGCGAGTACCGACCGCCCGACGAGATACCGGAGTTTTGATGGGAGGACAGCTTGTCAGAAAGGCGTGGGCGGCATCGTTCCACGAGACACACCGCGGTAGACCTCTCACCGCCAACGAGAGACAGATCCTCGTCTACATGGCGACCATCGCCCATGACACGGACGAACACCCGATCTATTGGGCGGGTAGGGAATCGCTTGCCACTCACGCATTAGGGCGCGCTATTCCCGATGACCCCAAATTGCGTGAATCGCTATTCAAGTCAGTGTCTAAAGCGACGCGGGCACTGGTTAATCGGCGTGCGATTCAGTTGTTCAATACGGCCCGCCCTGGGAAGAACCAGGAGTACGAGCTGACTGTGGACAACCTGCTCCCCGCGAGATGGGTGCCGGAACCTGACGTTCCACCATTCGGAACGTGAGGTTCCACCATCGGGAACGCCACGTTCCACCATCGGGAACCTGACGTTCCACCCGAGGAAACAACTAAACCAACAGACCAACTAGACACCAACAATCACCTCCCAGCGCAAGCTCGCGGAGCCTGTGCAGAACGGACCCACCATGAACGAAACCCCCGTCACCATCATCGGCAATCTCACGGCCGATCCGGAATTGCGTTACACGCAGAACGGAATTGCCGTCGCTAACCTCACGATCGCTCAGACCCCGAGATTCTTCGACAAGAACAGCAACGACTGGAAGGACGGAGACCCGCTTTTTCTTCGAGCGTCTGTTTGGAAGGAGTTCGCGGAACACGTCGCCGGCTCCCTCAGCAAGGGCCAGCGTGTCATCGCGCAGGGCGTTCTTCAGCAGCGCAACTACGACGACCGCGACGGGAACAAGCGATCGTCGATCGAGCTGAAGGTCGAAGCGATCGGACCCGATTTGCGCTACGCGACCGCGGCCGTCACTCGAGCCACCGACAGTTCCGCGAACATCCACGTTCCGACCGCCACGGATCAGGCCGATGCCTGGAACACCCCGGGGCAGTACGACGACCAGAACGCCCCGTTCTGAACACCAGAATGCCCCAATACACGCCGAAGGAGATGACGTGAAGACTCGAATCGAACACATCCGCGAGTACACCGCCCGCAATGGGGTATCCGTGCAGATCACGCGCAGGGCTGATGTTGGCCCAGCGATCATCGTTGACGGGATCGAGATTGCTCCACTGAATGTCGCTGCGCTGCGGGAGTACTTCTCGCAGGACGACGACCCTACGAGCCGTGACATCTGCGCCTCTTGCGGTGTCTACCGCTACGTTCACACTCAAGCCCGGTCGAGGTGCCCCAAGTTCCGCAAGGCCAACCGGATTCAGCGGTTCCTGTTTCACCACAGCATCATCGGTCACATCCAGGCGTGGGCATGGTGGCGACTGACAACTGAGAACTTCCGGTGGCGTGTGGCGAATCGACTGCACAATCGTCGCCCGGATCTCTGCTGGTGCTACATGGTGGAAGCCGTTTTGCTACAAGGTGCTCCGAACGACTACAGCAGCAAGTACTACTGCGGTGATCTCTGCAATGTGCCGTTACTGAGCCAAGCCCGTCCGTGGGTCGAGGGCCGGTGCTACTGCTCAGTGCCAACACCTTCCGATGCTGGGTCATCAAATGGCTAGCGTCGGCGCGCTGGCCGCGATGACCAGTTCTCAGACCGTCGAGTGGCCGACCCCTGAGTGGCTGTTCGCTCAACTCGATCGAGAGTTCCACTTCACGGTCGACGTCGCAGCGAACCCGAGCAACGCCAAGGTGCCCACGAAGTTCTACACCGTGGACGATGACGGGCTCTCGCAGAGTTGGGACGGCGAGACGGTTTGGTGCAACCCGCCGTATGGAGACCAGCTCAAGCACTGGGTCTACAAGGCGGCAACCTCGGACGCGCTGACTGTGATGCTCGTGCCCGCCCGCGTGGACACAATCTGGTTTCACAACGTCGTCCTCAACCGGGCAGAGATCAGATTCATCAAGGGTCGGCTCAAGTTCGGGGATGCGACCGACTCGGCCCCGTTCCCGTGCATGTTGCTCATCTTCCGCAACGCACTATCTGCAAGTACTACCCCGGAGGAATCTTGAACGACGAATCTCCGCTGGCCGGCCTGCTTGATGCGGTCGACCGGCTCACCCTTCCGATCAAGGATCCGGTGTGGCAGGACGTTTGGGACGCGACCAAGAATCGCGTGACCGGGCGCGAGGTGGTCACGGTGCATCGTGACGCGCTGCTGGTGCAGTTGCGTAAGTCGATCGCATCGTCCACTTCTGCCCCGTCTAACCCTGTTTCGGGAGGTAGCGCCATGATGGGCGGCCTCAACATTGCCTCATTCGCCCTCTACGAGACCGTAGACGGACGAATTAGAGCGGCCTGGGCAGAACTGCGTGGGGAGAAATCTAAAGCCCTTAGTGAGGCGATTCTCCGAAAGTGGTTTGTGCGCGTCCGCAACCTCTACGAAGCCGGACAGGTACCTGACTCATTCGTCTACGAATGGCAACGCATCACCCGCGGGTGGGTCCGACAAATCGAGGGCATGTTCAACCCGGAGGTCGTCAAGGAACTCGTGGGACCTTGCCCTGAGTGCCAAGCGACTCGAGCGTCTAACCGTGATGGCGAGGAACAATCGGCCCTCTACCTGCACTACTCGTCCGAGAACACCCCAGAGGCGATGTGCAGAGTTTGCGGGTGGAACGTATCGGGCGACCGCGGATTGCTCGAGCTGGGCTACCATCTCGGCGCAACAGTCGACGAAGAAGCCCTAAAAGACATGGGCGTAATTGTGTGACACGCCGTTAGGTCTTGCGCGAACTACACGAGTGTGATTCAATTGGACCACACAGGAGAACTCTCTCAACTGTGACAAATCTTGTTCCCCACCGTGCTCCGGCCCTGGTGGGGATTTTTCGTGGGGCTGACCCACTCAGAGAATCATGATCCGGGCGCTCGATAAGTTCTCGCCCGGATTTTCTCGTCCCGGTAGCGGTTTAGGTCGCATCCGGTGACTGAACGCACCCGGCCGTGCGTTCACCCCGCCTTCGAGCGGATACAGGCGGCGAGAGGTCGCTAAATCAAAGCGCGTGCGGGCCAAGTTCAATGCTTCGGCAACCTCTGGCCCCACGGCACCACTCCTGTCCCTCTGCGGAAGTTGGAATCGGTGTTTGACCGTCTACTGGTCCCCTCAATCGTCCCCTGCCCGATCGGGAAGCTCCTCGCGGAGACTGACCCAAAGTCGGCAGACAACCTGAAAGCCGCTCTCGCCATGAGAGCCGAAGAACTTCCGAACGCGGAGATTCGCCGCGCTCTCCTCGATGAAGCCAAGTTCACAACCTCGGTTGAGACGATCTCGGCGCACCGCAAGGGAGACTGCCGGTGTACGAAAATCTGACGGTCCCCGACGAGTGGCGTGCGCGCCAGGTCGTCCGGGACGGCGTTACCGAACTCACGACGGGCGCTACGGCGCTGACTGGTACTGACGCTGAGATTCTGCGGCAGTGGGGTTACGACCCGGACCAGATCGAAGTCCTTTCGACATCCCAGTGGCGCAAAGAGCAGCCTGACGGTTCCTGGCTGACCTCCTACTACTTCAAGCACCGTCCCCGGACGGCCAACCTCGACCTTCCCACGCTCTACGCGTCGGCATCCAAGAAACCCCGCCAACAACTCAAGCCAGCCTCGAGCGGCATCGTGACGGTCGTTGTCTTGTCCGACGTTCAGGCGGGGAAGGTGGGAGCGCGCGGAGGGACACCCGAACTGATCGGCCGTCTGGTCGAAAAGCGGGCCAAATTGTCCGAATGGCTCTCACACCGCAAACCCGAACGGACTGTGTTGGCTGAGGCCGGCGATCTGTTCGAGGGGTTCGAGTCGGGTGGTAACCCGATGTTCACTAACGATTTGAGTCTTGCCCAGCAGATGGATCTTGCCGCGGCTGAGGTGATGGAGTTCGTGAAGGTCATGCACCGCCACGGACACGTCGACGTCCTCGCGGTCCCGTCGAATCACACCGCCTGGCGACAGGGTAAGCAGCAGCTCGGACGTCCATCGGATGATCTCGGATTGCAGGTTCACCGGTTCGTTGAGCGTGAAGCCCGTGCGGCCGGATACGACGCATCGTGGACGTTCCCGGCACAGTACGACGAGTCGGTGACGCTCGACGTCGCCGGAACGACTCTGGGTCTAGTGCATGGCAACCAGTACGCGCCTGGTGGCGCTCCCGCATGGTGGGGAAAGCAGACCCACGGCGGACAGCCTGTAGGAGCTGCTGACGTTCTGGTCGCCGGCCACTACCACCACCTCAACATCCTCCCCACCGGACGCAACCCGTACACGGGCAAGTCGAAGTGGTTCCTTCAGGCACCAACGCTCGACAACGGTTCTGACTGGTTCCGCAACAAGGCGGGCGACGACTCCGACCCCGGCTTGCTGGTGTTCGACATCGACGCTGACGGCTTCAACCTTCAGTCACTCACGGTGCTCTAGGGAGCGATGATGAACCTCGAGACGGTCCCGATCAGTCGTGTGATGCTCTGGTTCGGGTACCTCGTCGCGTTCACCGTCTGCACCGGAGTTGCGTGTAGCGATGGATGCGGCGCTGGTGACCCGGTGAAGGAATGGTGCGGCTGCGGTGCAGCCATCCGTGCTTCCAAGGGCGAAGTCGTGAAGTGGCGCAGTAACCACCTCCACGAAGGCAAGCCGGCAGACGAACCGCAACGCCAAGGAGCGTTCTCGTCAAGCGAGATCGGCCCGAACTACTACATGGGTGAGGCTCCCATCGAAGCGCGAATCGGATTCACCCCGAATGTCTGAATTGACAGGCGAGGGTAAGCATTGGGGTTCTGCTGACGGTTGGGTTGTTGAGCCGAAACCTTCACCGGAAGAACTCCATTTAGGTTACAAGGCACCGCCGTTCACAATGTCTGAACCGTTGCGTACAGACACGAACGACATGCTGCTCCTCATCAATCGCCTGTCCGCTAAGGACCGAGCCGCCCTGTCCAAGGTCGCCGGCTGGGCGAACGCACTACTAGACAGCGATGGTGCCTAAAGCCCCTCGAGGTGGCCGACGCTACATGGCAGCCATCGCAGCCATGAAAGCCCGCGGCGACGCCTATTGCTGGCGAGGATGCGGGACCTACCTACTCGCAGACGCACCAAACCACCACCCCCAACACATGACCCTGGGTCACATCATCGCGTGGGAAGACGACCCGTCCCTGTTCTGGGACCAAAGCAACCACGCCCCCGAATGTGCCAAGTGCAACTACGGTGACGGGGCCCGCCGCACCAACGCCAAGCGTGGAACAAGAGCCACCGACACGCGCCGCTACGTCAACAACGACTGGTGACGACGACCAAATCTTTTTAGAGCTGACAGAGCCGGAAGACCGCGACGTTTCCCTTTTCTCTCTCCCGGGGGTTTTGTGTCTACTGAGCCGCGGAAGTCGCTCGCGGATGTCCTCGCTGAGCGCGGCGATCCGATGGCTGGCTTGGATTCGGATTGGGCGCGACATCTTCTGGTGGTGCCTGACGATTCGTCTCCTCCGTTGGCGATGTCTGGCCCTCATCCGCTGGCGGTTGGATCGTATGGTCCGGAGCTGTTGGTGTGGGCGAAGAAGGAACTTCGGTTCACGCCGCGGTGGTGGCAGGAAGTCGCTCTGATCCGGCAGTACGAGCATGATGCTGACGGTCGGCTGGTGTGGCGGGATGTTCTTGAGACTGGCCCGCGTCGTATCGGTAAGTCGGTCCGGCTTCGGGTGTCGGCGGTGTGGCGGACGGCTCATGCTGATCTGTTTGGTGAGCCGCAGTTGTCGATGCTGGTTTCCAAGGATTTGATGATCGGCAAGGAGATTCACGCGAAGGCGTGGGCGTGGGCCGAGAAGCGCGGTTGGATTGTGCAGCGCCGTGCGGGTGGTCAGGAGATCCGGGTTGCGGAGGCTGAGGATTCGGACCGCTGGCTGCTGCGGGCACCGGATGGTGCTTACGGGTACGACGTCTGCTACGGGCAGGTGGACGAGGCATGGGACATCAAGCCTGATGTCATCACGGACGGGATCGAGCCGGCGCTGCTCGAGCGGTTGAGTCCGCAGCTGCACCTGACGTCGACTGCACATGTGAAGGCATCGAGTCTGATGCGCGGTCGGTTGATGAATGCCTTGAACAACATCTCGGGTGACACGCTGCTGCTCTATTGGGGTGCTCACCCCGACGCTGACATTGACGATCCCGAGACGTGGCGACTTGCCTCGCCGCACTGGTCGCCCGATCGGGCTCGTCTGGTGCAGGAGAAGTGGAAGGCCGCGAAGCAAGGCGGAACTGAGGTTGATGACCCGGACCCGATGCGAGGTTGGGCTGCACAATATCTGAACGTGTGGCCGTTCCTCCTCAACGATGTTGACGGGATACTTCCGCTGAACATGTGGATGGGCGGGACGCTGCCGGACAAGCCGGTCGTCGAGACGACGCGTGTCGCAGTGGATGTTCGGACAGGGCTCGATCAGTCGTTCGCGATTGCGATTGCTGGTCGAATTGATGATCAGCGCGACTACGTGGATCTTCTTCAGTTTGAGTGGGGTCTCGACTCTCGTCCCAAGCGTGATCACATCGTCGATGAGGTTTGCGCGGTGCTCGAGCGACTGCGACTGGGTTCGGTCGCCCTCGACACGTTCGGCGATAACGGATACCTGTTGCCGCTTTTCGAAGCCGCGGGCGTGACTGTCGAAGCACTCAACACGGCTGACATGCGTAATGCGTCGGTTGGTTTCAAGGAGGCTTTGGTCAACTCGCGGCTACGGCACCCATCGAACGAGCATCTGACTACGGCGGTGAAGGGTGTCGGCGTGCGGAAATCGGGGGAGGGGTTCATCTTCACGCAAGATCGCTCGCGGGCTGACATCACGCCCCTCCGCGCGGTAACTGCCGCTTGGTGGGCGCTTCAGAAGGCAACCCCGTCAAACTACGACGTTCTTGATTCGGTGTTTTAGTACACGTTTTCGAATCTCGTTTCTCCCAGGTCGGCATAGAAGGCCACTGAGGGCCTACCCCGTGTCGCTAATCGTAGGAGTGTTCGAATGTTCACGACTGTTGTGGAAATTCTGGCGCTTGTGCTGATTGTGGCCGGCGCGGTTGCGGTGGTGTTCGGCGTGCTGGCGGTGTCGGTTCCGCTGGCTTTCATCATCGGTGGCCTCGAGGCTGTCGCGCTCGGCCTCGGCGGGCTCTGGATCAGTAAGCGGGTGAGCGCGTGAGCATCCTCTTCAACAAGTCTGCCGAGTCTCGGGCGATCTCTTTCCAGTCGTGGTGGGGTGCGGGGGACGACAATCCGAATGCGCGCGGTGATGCGATCTCGGTGGCGTTGTCGTTGATCCCTGTGTATGCGGCGACGGGTCTGATTGCTGATCAGATTGCGGCGTCGCCGTGGGCGATGTTTGAGAAGTCGTCGGGCGTGCCGGTGAAGTCTGATCCGCAGCCTGAGCTGGTTACGGGGCCGGGGGTGAACCGCCTCGACGTGTTTTCGTGGAAGCACCAGATGGTGACGTCGCTTCTGCTGCGGGGTAATGCTTACGGCTTCATTGTGTCGGTCGATTCGTTTGGTCTGCCTGATCGGGTGTCGTGGTTGCAGCCGGATAAGGTGCGGGTTGACGAGTCGGGCAGTGCGCCCGTGTACACGTACAACGGTGCGGAGATTGACCGGTCTCGCCTGATTCACATTCCTTGGTATGTCCTCCCCGGGTCTGTTGTGGGGGTGTCGCCGATCGGTCTGTTCCGTATGCAGATCGAGTCGGGTATTGAGGCGCAGCGGGTTGGCAAGAACTTCTTCCGCCGCGGCATGGTCCCGTCTGGGTTCCTGAAGAACACGGCTAAGACGTTGACTGCCGTTGAGGCGCAGGAGACGAAGAAGCGTTTCAGTGCGTCGGTGTCGGCGACGGAACCTTTCGTGTCGGGTGCCGACTGGGAGTACACGGCGATCGGGTTGCCGTCCTCCGATGTGGCGTTCCTCACGGGCATCAAGGCCACTGCCACTCAGGTTGCTGCGATCTACCGGGTGGCTCCGGAGGAGCTCGGCGGCGAAGTGTCTGGGTCGTCGCTCACCTACAAGAACCTCGAACAGGATCAGATCCGCTTCAACGTTCGCACCCTCCGTCCGCTCGCCGCCCGCATTGAGGCCGTCATCAACGGCTACATGATCGATGGCCGCTACTTGAAGTTCAACCTTGACGCTTCGGTGCGGGCTGACATCAAGACCCGTTTCGAGGCGCACGCCATCGCAATTCAGAACGACTTCGAGACTCGCGATGAGGTGCGTGCGCTTGAGGAGCGCCCGCCCCTTACTGCTCAGGACATTACACAGATCAAGGATCTGCGAAAGCCGACGACGATTGGACGCACACCATGACCGCTATCGACATGGAGCGGCGGCACATTGCCCGACCCGTGGAGCTTCGCGCGGGCACAGACGGCCCGGGAACCCTCTACGGGTACGCGTCGGTCTACAACAAGTATTCGCAGAATCTCGGCGGGTTCGTCGAGCAGGTTGCGCCTGGCGCATTTGCGGACTCTCTCGAGAATCTCGGCGGGTTCGCCGAACGCATCGCGCACGGGGCCTTCTCGAAGTCGCTGGCCGATCAGGTTTCCGTGGTGGCCCGATACAACCACGACGACAATCACCTTCTGGGGACGACGGACGCTGGAACGCTCCGCCTCAAGGATGACGGGACGGGCCTGTTCTACGAGGTGGATCTCCCCGAAACGTCGTCGGGGCGCGATGTCGCTTTGCTTTCGAAGCGTGGCGACCTCCGGTATTCATCGTTTGCTTTCCACACGCTCAATGACGAATGGGATGTGACTGAGCGCGGCTTCCCCCTCCGGACGCTCAAGGCGGTTGCCCTCATCGATGTAGCCCCGGTGAACTCGCCCGCCTACCTCGACTCGTCTGCCGGCATGCGGTCGCTCGCCGAGCGTCTCGATGTCGAGGTCGAGATCGTCTGCCACGCGACCACTGAAGAACTCCGCTCGCTGATCCTGGGTGAGCCCATTGACATCCCCGCCGTGGAAGCACGTAGCGAGGAAAAGGAAGTCGAGACCGGGCAGGTAGAGAACCACCCCCTCGCCGACCTCTACAAGCGCAAGCTCGACCTCGAGCAGAAACGCTAACCACCACATTCGCCGGCAGGTAGAGAACCACCGGCATCCGTAAAAGCAATGCCCTCCGAAATCCGGGGGGCATTTGTCATTCCTGGAAGGAATACAGATGTCCGAAACGATGGCGAGGCTTCTCCTCGAGAAGCGCGCGAACGTGTTCAACGCGGCGAACGAGATCGTCGACCGCGCAATCGCTGAGAAGCGTGAGATGACCGCCGAGGAGGAAGTCTCCTACGCGAAGGCTGACGCCGAGATCAACGAGCTGCGCAAGCGTGCGGATGCTCTGGTGGAGCAGGCCGCGAAGGACAAGGACGCCGATGAGGCGCTGCGTTCGCTCGCGAAGGGTTCCGCCCCGGTCGAGGATGAGAACGCCGAGCTGCGGCGGTTCATCAAGGGTGAGGTTCGCAGCTTCGAGCTGCAGCCTACCCAGGCTGAGTCCCGCGCACTGTCGAAGGGAACCGCGACGGCCGGTGGAAACACCGTCCCGACGTCGTTCTACAACACCCTCTGGCAGCACCTGATCGAGTCGGCCACCCTCATGGGCGGCGGCGCAACCGTGTGGACGACCAACTCGGGTGAGAACTTCGAGGTTCCGATCACGCTCACGCATGGTGCTGCGGCTGCGGTCGCTGAGGCGGCGGCTATCGCCGGCACCGACCCGACGTTCTCGAAGCGAACCCTCGGCGCGTTCAAGTACGGCGAGCTGGTCAAGGTCTCCCGCGAACTCGTGGAAGACACTGGCGTTGACCTTGAGGGCTATCTCGCGAAGGCGGTTGGCCGCAACGTCGGTAACGCCTTCGGGGCCAAGCTCATCACGGGTGCGGGCACCACGGAGCCGACCGGTATCACCGTCTCGTCCACCCTGGGTGCGACGTCGGCGACCGGCACGGTTGGCGTGCCGACGTTCGACAACCTGATCGACCTCTTCTACTCGGTGATCGCCCCGTACCGGGATCTGTCGACGTCGAAGTGGCTGATGAAGGACTCGACCGCTGGTTCGATCCGCAAGCTGCGTGACCTCTCCGGCGGTGCCGGAACCGGTCAGTACCTGTGGCAGCCGGCCGTCATTGCCGGTCAGCCTGACCTGCTTCTTTCGAAGCCGGTTCTCACCGACCCGAACGTGGCCGCGACCGCGCTGAGCGCGAAGTCGGTTCTGTTCGGTGACCTGTCGTCGTACGCGGTGCGTGTCGTCAACGGGATCAAGTTCGAGCGCAGCGATGAGTTCGCGTTCGACACCGATCAGATCACCTTCCGCGCCACCATCCGTGGCGACGGTCTGCTGATCGACCAGACGGGTGCCGTGAAGCACCTCGTCGGTGCTGCGAGCTAATCCAGTTCGTCGCATATGCCGGGTGGGCGTGACCAATCGTTGCGTCCACCCGGTGCACCATCCCACGAAAGGAAATGGGCATGAAGGTACGTATGATCGCCGCAATTTCGGGCACACGCGATGGGTCCGACTGGCCCGCGGCTGGCGAGACGCTCGAGTGCTCGAACGGCGAAGGTGCGGATCTGATCGCGGCCGGACTCGCGACGGCAATCACGAAGGCCCCCGCCGAAGCGCCCGAGACGGCGACGGCGAAGAAGCCCGAGACGGCGACAGTCAAGGGTGGCCTGACCAAGGGCAGCACGGGGATCTGACGTGGCGATCGTTGACGGGCTGATCACTCTGGCTGAGGCCCGTTCTTCGATCTATGGGGAGCAGGCTGGCACCGCGGCGACGGTGCGCGACGCCGACATCGAGAAGTACGTCGAGGCTGCGACGCCGGTCATCGAAGACATTGCCGGGCCGCTGATTGTTCGGTCCCGCACGTTCACCTTCGCGGGCGGTTCGGATGCGTACGTGCTTCCCGTCCGGTTCACGTCCGTGACGTCGGTGACGGTTGATGGTGTTGCGTCGACCGATTACGTAGCGGACGCTACGGCCGGCATCATCTACCCCGGCACGACGGATGGCATCAGCGTCTTCTCTTCGGGTGTTGAGAATGTCGTCATCGTCGTGTCGGTCGGATCCGCGACGATTCCGAAGAACGTCTCGCTTGCCGCCCGCGAGTTGGTTCGGTTCTGGTGGCAGCAGGGGCAGCAGGCGAACCGTCCTGGCGTTGCTGAGCAGGACGCTTCCGCCGCACCGCAAGGCTTCCTCGTCCCGCGGCGGGTTATGGAACTTCTGCGGGCGACACCGAACGTTGGTGGCTTCGCGTGACCCAACTTGTTTCCGCCGCCCCCCTGTTCAAGACGGCACTCCACGATGCCGCCGTGATCCTTTGGGCGGGGCAGAACGTCCTCACTACTTACGGGATGCCGGCGTTTGACGCCTTCGATGATGTCGTGTCGTTCGCGTCGGTGACGTCGCAGCAGGAGCCGGGGCCGATGGGTCCCCTGCGTGAGCGTCGGGAGTTTCTGACGCAGGAGGTCATCTTCTATTGCTTCCGCGCGGGCGGGGAGGAGCAGGAACTCGTCGCTATGAACCGCGCCTACGCCCTGTGCGCGGCGCTCGAGGGATCAGTGCGAGTCGGCGCGGCAACCCATCTGGGTTACCCCGATGTCTTCGTGCAGGGATGTTTCCTCACCGACATGGCGTCTGATGCTGCCACCGATCAGGACGTCCTCTCGAAGGGGCGGATGCACGTCCTCCGCGCCACCTTCTCTGCCGAAGCACGAATCACCTCTTAGGGGATGCACATGAAGTTCACCAACATCTCGTCGCTCGGCGACCTGTTCATCCCCGGCCTTGGTGTCGTGGTGGCTGGTCAGACGGTCGAAGTCGAAGGGTCGCTTGCGGAGCAGTTCTCCGCTCAGCCGGACAACTGGAAGAAGGTCACCAAATGACTACGCAGCACGACTCCGCGATCACGCTCAAGAAGGAGACCACATTCGGCACTGCCGCGACGGTGGACTACTCCCCGCCTGGTGTCATCGAAACTGACATCGAGTACATGCCCACGTTCCAGCAGGGCGTCTCTCCGTACGGTGCCCGCGTGGCGTCGTCGGCTGCGCGTGTGATGGTGAAGTCCGAGGTTGGTGGATCCTTCTCGATTGAGGGTCGCACGAAGGGTCTCGGGAAGTTGTTCGAGGCTGCGCTTGGTGTGGGCACGTCGACCATCATCACGGGTTCGTCGTATCAGCAGCTCTTCACCCCACTCGTTGACGACTACCTCCCGTCCTACACGATCCAGGTGGGTGTGCCGCCGATCGGTGGCGGTGCCGCATACCCGCACACGTACGCCGGCATGGTTTGCTCGGGCTTCGAGCTGACGGCCGACAACGCCGCCATTCCGACGATCAAGTTCAACTGGGTTGGCAAGTCGATGTCGACGGCGACATCGTTTGTCACGCCCGCCTATCCAGCGTCGAATGTGCCGTTCTCGTTCGTTGGCGGGTACGTCTACTCGGGCACGATCACGGCTCCGACGACGACTGCACTCGCGGCTGGCAACTCGACCCTTGCCAACATCCGGTCGATCAACCTGACCTACGACAACGGCCTCGACACTGAAGGGTTCAACTTCGGTGCGGCCGGCACCCGGTCCCGCAAGCCCGTCGTTGACCTTCGCACGATCTCGGGGACGATCACGGCAGAGTACACGGACAACACGTTCCGTGACGCGTTCGTGAACCAGACCGATGTCGGCATTGTGCTGCGGTTCCAGACGACGACGGCGATCTCGGGCGCGAACTTCCCCACGCTTGAAATCACGATTCCGGTAACTCGCCTCGAGGGGGAGACGCCGAAGCCGGTGTCGAGTGGTGCGGTGACGCAGACGATCCCGTTCACGGGTCTCGATGGCGGCGTGTTCACGCACCCGATCTATGTCGCGATTGTGACTGCGGAGACCGCGATCTAGTGATCACCATTCAGGCTCCCGAGTTTGCGCGCCTGAAGAGTGAGGCCGACAAGTTCGACCGGGCCATCATCCTTTCGCTGCGTCGCCGCTTGAAGGCGATTGCTCAGGTCGGCGTGGACGCGGTGAAGCGAGCGCTCGAACAGGAGCCGGTGAACGATCAGCCTGGTACGGCCGGTTCGCGGCAGGCGGTCGCGGATGCTACCCGTGCGGTGGTGTCGTTCTCTGGCCGGAGTGGCGGGGTGAAGATCACTGCCACGAACGCGCGTCTGGCCCCGGGGCATAAGGGCTTCGCGGGTGCGTACGAGAAGAAGGTGCTTCGGCATCCGGTGTTCGGTTCTTCGACGTGGGTTGGTCAGCCGACTCGGCCGTACTTCGGTGCGGTTCTGGTTGACGCGCTTGAGGACCGTGGCGAGAAGGAAATGTTGGCCGCGATCGATGACGCGGTTCGAGCCTTTGGAGGGCGTGTCCTGTGAAGTTGATTCTGCGCGGCGAGAAGTACGACCTTGAGTCGGCGATCTCAGATGCCACTCTGCAAACGCTGAAGGTTCTGGCGGTTTCGTCTCAGCGGTCTGGTGGGGAGAAGTTCGACTCGGTGACCATCGGCTCGATCATGGATTGCTTCACGCAGCTCGATTCGACGGACGACTACCTGGGACTGTTTGGCGACCCGGCGTTCCTCTCCTCGTTTCAGGGCTTGATCTTCCTCGCGCGGCGCAAGGCCGGGGAGCCGGTCACGTTCGACGAGTGCGGCGAATTCAGCCTGCAAAACGGCGACATCTCGTTCGACGTTGAGGACGAGGTTTCCGACGTCCCAAAAGATCAGTCGGACCAAGAGCCCCAGTAAACCTTTCGGCCTACGACGACATCGTTTCGTCGGTCGAAGAGTGGCTGCCTCTAGTCCAGTACCACATTCCCGGTTGCGGCATTACGCCGTTCAACGTCTGGCGTCTTCCTTTCCACTGGTGGCGGATTTACCGCGAGCTGGCGGTGAAGGCAACTGAAGACGCGAAGAAACTGAGCAAGGAGACTCGCCGTGGCAAGTAAGTCTCTGAACTTCAACCTGTTCGGTAATGACCGGACTGCGACGAAGGCAATCAAGGGGCTCGGCACTCAGGCTGACATTCTCGGTAAGGGATTCGCGAAGCTCGGCGCGGTGATCGCTTCCGCCTTTGCGGTTACGAAGATTGTCAACTTCGCGCGTACAACGGTCACCGAGTTTGCGGCAGCGCAGGATTCGCAGAACCGTCTCTCGTTCGCGTTCTCGAAGTTCCCCGCGTTGGCTGGCGCGAACGCTGACGCGCTCCGGGAACTGAACACGCAGTTGCAGCGGAAGACGAAGTTCGACGACGACGCATTCGCGGCCGGACAGTCGACCCTTGCCCAGTACGGGCTGACTGAGAAGCAGCTGAAGGACATCACTCCGCTCCTGGCGGATTTCGCGGCCAAGACGGGGACAGACCTTCCGACCGCGGCTGAGCAGCTCGGTAAGGCGATCCTTGGGCAGGGGCGTGCGCTGAAGGCTGTCGGTATCGATTTCGTCGACACTGGGTCAGCGGCAGGCAACTTCGAGCAGATCATGGCCGGCCTGCGTTCTCAGGTGGGCGGATTCGCCGAGTCCGAGGGTGCGACGTTCGTCGGGCAGCTCGAGATTCTGAAGAACGGCTTCGGCGAGATCAAGGAAAAGATCGGTGGCCTGTTCGCGCCGGCTCTGACGCTGATCTCGAAAACGATCTACGAGAACGTGCTGCCCGCCCTTGACCGGCTTGTGGAGAAGATCGGTCCGACGCTCAAGACCTTCTTCGAGCGTGGCGCTGTAGTGCTGGGCAACTTCTTCGACGCCATCTCGAAGGCAGCCGACGAAGGCTCCATGAAGCCGATCTTGGACTTCTTCGACGGTCTCACTGGCGCGGCCCCGGTGTTCTCAATCCTTGAAACGCTCGGACGGGTGCTCGGCCCGATCATGCCGATTCTGGCTGACGGCCTGCGCCAGGTTGGGGACACGCTTCAGCAGGAAGGCGTCCTCGACTCCATCTCGGAACTGATCGTTGACCTTCTGCCTACCCTCGTGGATCTGTTGATCGCGGCTGCACCGCTCATTCCACCGATCGCTGATTTCTTGTCTGGCGTCCTGGTTCCGGCGTTGCAGCTGGCAGCCGGCAACATCGGCATGGTCTCTGTCGCGATCGAACTTCTCAAGGGCAACCTCAATCCTGCCGAGTTCATGCGGGCGCTCGAGGCGCTGCCCGGGATCGGTGGCGCGTTCAAGATTCTGGGCGACTCGATCGTCAACATTACGAACACGGTTGCTGGCGCGTTCAACGGACTCATCGGCGCGATCGAGGGTGCCGTGAATGGTGTCCGGTTCCTGATGGGCATGGGGACGATCAAGCTGCCCCGAGTCGCCACCATTTCGACGGCCGCTTGGCGCGTTCCTGACATGGGACCGGCTTCTGCTGCGGACCTGAAGTATCGACCGTTTGCGGCGGCTTCGGGTGCGCTTGTCCGGGCGACCCCTGGCGGCTCGTTTGGTGTCGTCGGTGAGGGCGGAAACGATGAGGCAGTCCTGCCGCTGACCAACGACGTGTTCGACCGTATCGGTGCTGGCATTTCGAAGAGTGGCGGTGGTGGGAACATCACGATCGAAGCGCATGGTGTCGACCCGCACACCGTCACTCAGATGATCTACCAGCGCCTCAGCTCACGGTTGGCGGTCATCTGATGGTCAACCTCGTCCATATCGGCGACCTCACGTTCGACGCTGAGGGGACCAGCGGTTTCATCTACACGAAGTTGCAGGGCTGGCTGTCGTCGCCGCCGATGCGGGCAGTTGTGGAGGACCGGCCGAACGGTGACGGTGCGTTCGATGTATCTCGCGACTATCGCGGAGCGCGAGTCATCACGTTCGATGGTGGCCTGGTCGGTGCGACAACGGAGGACGCTGAGGAGAACTTCTTCAACGCTTTCGCCGGCATTCAGGCGTCAGGCGAGCCGATCACTTTCTCTGTTGAGCGGGATTGGGGAACGCGTTCCTGCACCGTCTCCCTTCAGAATGTTGCCGAGGTTGAGGCGATCGGCGACGGTCTTGTGGCCGGCGTGTCTGCGCAGTTCGTCGCACGTGACCCAGTCAAGTACGGGCCCGAGGTGGACTACTCGACCGGTTTGGCGTCGGGTGGCGGTGGGCTCGAGTACGAACTGTATGAGGGTGGCGCTGGTGGTGCGCTCTACTACGGTGCGCTCGGGAACTTGGGGCGCGTCACTGTCACCAATTCGGGAACTGCTGACACGTGGCCGGTGTTCGAGGTGGCTGGTGAGCTGACGACCGGTTTCTACATTCAGAGCCTCAACGATGGTTCGGTGCTCCGGTATGACCGGGTTGTTCCGGCTGGTTCGACGGTGACGATCGATTCGCGTACAGGGTCGGTGTTGGTTGACGGGGTTTCGGATGCTTCGACGTATCTGACCAGGGATCAGTTCTTCCCGATTCCGGCTGGGAGTTCGGTTCAGATTCAGTTCAATGCGATCTCGACGTCTTCTGGTAATCCGATGATGACGGTGACTGCGAGGTCGGGCTGGTGGTAGTCCGCTTTCTGGTCGGGGATCTGCTGACGGGGCAGCGCATTCAGTGGTTGCAGCCGTTGACGGGTTCGTGGTCTGAGGTTTTGAACGATGCCGGCGAGGTGTCGTGTTCGGTGCTGCTGTCGGATCCGGTGAACGCGGCTCTTGGGTTGCGGGAGTCGGCGGCTGTAGGCAAGGCGTTCCTCGCGGCGGTTGACGGGGATCTGGTGTTGCAGGCTGGCCCGATCTGGACTCATGACTGGGACGACGATTCGCAGAGGCTCACGCTCACTGCGGCCGGGATGTGGTCGTACTTTGATCACCGCGTTTTGCTGCCTGTTCTTGCCGGACGGCTGCCTACTGATACCACGACGGACACGCGTTTCTCAGCGATCGTTTCTGACCCTGACGCGGTTGGTTATCCGTGGCCGACTGATACGCGACAGTCGTTGCAGACGATCGCTAAGCGTCTGGTGGAGCAGGCGCAGACGTGGACGAACGGCGACGTGCCCGTGATCCTGCCTTCTGAGGTAGCGGGCTCGAATGAGCGTTGGTACAAGGGCTCGGCGCTCGCGTTCATCGGTCAGCGGCTACGCGAGTTGACAGGTGTTGTGGGTGGACCCGACATCATGTTCACCCCGCGTTGGACGTCAGATCGCCTGGGCATTGAGTGGGTTATGCGGACAGGTACACCGTCGGAGCCGTTGCTGTATTCGGCGCAGCGGCAGAAGTTCCAGCTCGGCATTGCGGGGTCGTCGTTGTCGAACCTGCGGGTGAAGGTAGACGGGTCTCGTTTGGCATCCACCGGGTTCGCGTCCGGTGGTAAGTCGGATGGTCAGGCGATCGTCACCGTGTCTGAGGATGCGACTCTGACGGATGCAGGCTACCCGGCCCTAAACGGCGTCGACTCTTCGCATTCAACCGCTTCCGAAGAGGCGACAGTACAGGGATATTCGGACGAGCTGGTGCTGTACGGGAAGACTCCTTCGACGGTGTGGTCGTTCTCGCATGATCTGTCGCAGCGGCCGTTCTTGGAGGCTTTCAATGCGGGTGATTTTGCGACGGTGAGCGTGCGGGGGAATGCGTATCTCGAGGAGGGGGAGTCGTCGATGAGGCTGCTGGCCCGTTCGGGTGACATTGAGGGCGAGAAGGTTGCGTTGCAGTTCGCCCCGGAGGTGGTCTGAGTGGGTAACGGGTATTCGTTTGAGCCGAGTGATGCGCTTGACCAGCTTCGCCAAATCCTTCAGCAAGCGCGGGCCGGGTTGCGTGAGATTCAGGCACTCGACGGGTCCCAGATTTACAACACCGTTCAGGACCTTCGGAACCTTCTCGACGGGCTGCTGGACGCGACCGAGGTAAACGTGTCGGGGAACATCACCTCTACAGCGGGCAATGTTACCGCGACGGTAGGGAATGTAACCGCAGGCGGGAAGCTGTTTGCGGGCAACTGGTACGGGAACAACATCACGGGATCAGGGGGATATCGCGCGGCGTATGTCTCGATCGCTGGTGAGGCCGGCTACGTCCCGTCGTCACGACAATTCAAGCGCGACATCGAGCCCGCTGAGATCAACGGCGAAGATGTTCTCGGCATTCGACTTGTGAAGTACCGCTACAAGGAAGCGGTCAAACAGCATGGCAACGACGCGCCCACAGACGTAGGCGTAATCGCTGAAGAAGTGGACGAACTTGGCCTATCGTTCTTGATCGAATACGACGAGGAGGGACGACCGCTCGGGTTCAAGTATGAGCGACTTGCGCTCGCTGTCCTTGCCGCAGTCCAGGCGATCGAGAAGCGGGTGTCAGCCCTCGAGGCTTAGGCGCAGACCGGGTTTCCGTTGGCGTCAGCAGTTCCCGTGCTCGAGGCGCATGCACTGGTGTCGGGCTGGTCGGTCCCGGGAAGGTTCGGCATCGTCGCCCCCGGCGGGTAGTTCCCGTAGGTGTATCCCGGCGTAGCGGGGGGCTCGGGTGCGGGCGGCGGCGGGGGCGGCGGTGCATCCAGCGTCACGTCCGCTGAGAACACTCCGGTAGCCCCGGCGTCATCCGTGACGGTGAGCGTGACCGTGTAGGTGCCGTAGTCGCCGTAGGCGTGGCTTGAGGTTGCCCCGTCAGCCGTCTGGCCGTCGCCGAAGTCCCAGGCGTAGGAGACCAACTCTCCGTCGGGGTCGATCGAGTTGGATCCGTCGACGGAGATGGTCAGTCCATCGACGGTCAGGAATGAGAACGACGCCGCGGGCTCGACGTTCGGCTCGTCGGTCGACTCGGACGCTACCGAGATCGTTTCGGGCTGGCTGAGGTTCTGCGCAAGCGCGACGCCGCCGAACGACATGCCGATGAGCGCGGCGACTCCCGCGGCGGCGATGCCGGCCGTGCGGAGTGGACGACGCGGCTCGGTGAGCGCGTCTGAAGGCTTCTGCTGATCCATGCGGCGAATCGTACACCCGTTCCGAACGTATGTTCTACCCCCATTTTGAGGAGACACGATGACGGCTACTAAGCCACTCGGCACGTATGGCAATGCCGCAGGTACGGTGACGCCGCTGGATCACAAGATGGCGCAGTCTGGTCTGGTTGCGAAGACGACCACCGCTAACGTGGTCCGGGCTGGCCTCTTCTACAACGGAACCTCGACGATCGTGTCGGGGACCGCGAACATGAGCTACAACGTGGCCGCATTCTCTGCCGCTCATTCGCGTGGCGCGACCGCTGGTACGACGCTGCTGACGAACGACGCGACCTACAACGTAGCCACGACGGCCGCGCCCGGGTCGAACTCGCGTTACGACGTCGTGTACGTGTGGGCGCGGGAGTATTCGATTGATGGCACCGACTCGAACCCGGTGATCGGCGTCGTGCAGGGCACCGCGGCGGCGTCGCCGACCGTCCCGTCGCTCTCCGCCTACCCGGGCGCAATCGAGTTGGCGCGCATCCTCGTGCCGGCGGGTGTGACCGCGACGAACTCTGGTACGACGTTCACGCAGACGGCACCTTTCACCTCGGTTGACGGCGGATCAGTAGCCTTCCGAACCACCACGGAGATGAACCTTTGGACCACCGCCCTCAACGGACAGCGGGCCCGGGATCTCGCTAACGCTGTCGACTACAAGTACGACGGAACCGCTTGGCGCGCGTTCGACACCTCATGGCAGGACGCCTCGTCGCTTCTGACGTGGACGAACCTCACGATTGGCAACGGAACCATCGAAGCCCGCATGTTCCGCATGGGACGTCGGATGAAGATGAAGACCCAGATCACGATGGGGTCTACGACCTCCGGCACGGGTCAGATCACGATGACGTTGAACAGCGCCATCCAGGCCGCCTCGACGTACGCCACAGCTGGCAGGCAAACCTACTTCGGACGCGGCCTGCTGCTGGACATCGGTACGTCTCAAACCGAGTTCGTTCTTTGCACAGTCGCGAGCCAGACTGCTGTTCAGTTCTTGACGACATCGGGTGGTGCTGCTGGGCGTAACACTCCGGCTACGTTGACCGCCTCTGGCGACCAGATCACGTTTGAGATCGAATACGAACTCGCCTGATGGCTCGTAACGGGTATCTCGCTGAAGACGGAATCGCCCTCGTCACAGTAGAAGACGACGACCAGCTCATCGCGACCGCCGCGGCCTCCTACCTGGCGATGAAAGCCGCTGCCGCCCGCGACAGGGTTGCCCTCGCGATCGTGGAACCGGCCGGTGCGTACCGGCGCGCCTGGATTCAGAACGACATGGTTGATCATCCGGAACGGTACAACCTGAACCCTGCCTCGACGATCCTTTTCGGCCGGTATGGGCAGTCGCACGGGTGGGGCAACCGCATCGACGTCAACTCTGCCGCGTTGCCGTGGATGCTGCGGAACGCCGCCCGCTTCGGGTGGACCCGCGAGTACGGGACACGCGACCCGAACCACTTCAAGCACGACGGAGTGACCGCGGCAGGCGGCGGTTCAACCAGCGGATCCAACACGCAACCCAACGCGATCATCGACGTCCACCAGGAGGACACAGACATGCGAATCATCCACAGCATCCGTGCTGGCGTCGGCGAATACATCGTCTTCGCTTCGCCTACCCGGGTCGAACTGAGCCCGGAACTGTCGACCCTCCCCGCGAGCGAGCGGCAGTTCCATATCAACGTCGCCGCTGCGCAGAACGGAAAGACGCTCGACGTTTGGGACGAGACGGCTAACGGGTCCTGGTATCAGCGGGATCAGTTGGCGCGGACGATGGCGGGGATGCCGGCCGATTTCCCGCTGTCACCGACAAACCCGTGGGAGCGTCCGACTGGCGGCAGTGGTGCCGTGTTCGACCAGGCTGCACTTGTGGCGGCTCTCGCAGCAACCGTCCCGACCGAGGCTGAGATTGCTGAGGCTGTGGCTGACGAGCAGGCCGAACGGCTCAAGTCGTGACGGCCGCGAAGACTCCAGAAGATCCACTCACCACTCTCGCCGTCGCCATCGGACGGCTAGAGGAAGGACAGAAGCATCTAATGGAGGGCTTCAAGGATGTCAGCGAGTCTGTCCGCGACGTCCCTGTCATCCGCCGCGACGTAAACGATCTGCTCGAGTGGCGCAACGAGTGGCGAAAGGCGTCCGAGGCGCGCAAGCCCCCGTGGACTGCCATCGCCGCCGTGGTCATCGCCGGCTTCACCCTCGTCAAGCAATACCTCGGCTTCTAGCCGCCCACACAACTAAGGAGCATCATGCCCATTCGTGAACGGTTCGCCGCTCTCATCCGCACCATCGTCCCCGCCCTCTACGGCGTCGGCATCTCCTGGCTGGTGTCTAGATTCCCGGCCGTTCAGGATGCACTCGACTGGCTCAGCGAAACGGTCGGCGCTGACGTGTCCGCCGCGATCAGCCTCGCCGTCACCGCCCTCGTGATCGGGGCCTACTACTGGGCTGCACGGAAGCTCGGCGCGAAGTTCCCGGCGCTCGAGAAGTGGCTGCTCGGTTCGTCGCTGGTTCCGGTGTATCCGACCGCGACCGTGCTCGTCGTCGGGCAGGACACCGGGATCGTGGACGACTCCCGCGGCATCAACGAGTGAACGACGTCGACACGGTTGGCGGGTACTCGGTGCCGGTAGATCCGATGGACGACATGCAGTGCGAGTCCTGCCAGTAGAGCACTGCAAAGTATTGACACACCAACCCGTATGACTTGAAAGTCATTTTTCAAGGGTCGCCCAGTGCAACATGGGCCGACCAGAAACGCCCCGCCTCGAGCTGCTGGATAGCTCGGGGCGGGGCGTTTCGTCGTTGGGGTGGTGGTCAAGCGGCAATACGGGTGAGTCCTCCCGCCGTCATCAGATCATCGTCTGCAACATCGAGGTACTGCTCGGTCGTCGAGGCTTGGGCGTGGCCGAGGAACACTTGCGCGAGCCGGATGTCGTTGCCGGACTTGCGGTAGACGATCGTTCCGGCGCGTCGGCGGAGGGAGTGCGGGTTGGAGTTGAGCACGGCGGTGATGTGTCGCCATGCGGTGGATGGGTGGATGGGGTAGATGCCGGACTTGCCGGGGAAGTAGTGGCCGTGCCTCATCCGCGTCGACTCGATCTCATCGAGGATCGCGGCAAGCTCGGGGGAGAGGTGGAGGGTGCGCTGCTTGTTGCCCTTGCCGACGACGTTCAACCATTCCTCGGAACGGTTCGACTTGTGCAGGGTGGCGATTTCGGTGACGCGGAGGCCACATTCGGCTCCGAGGAGAATCATGGCCCGGTCGGAGATATCGTCGCATCGGATGGCAGTACGGATTGCCGCCTCTGATGCCATCCGCTGCCGGCGTCGGTGGACGGTGATTCCGGGTAGATCGCGAGTCGGGTTCGCGGGGATGAGTCCTTCACGGTGCGCCCACCCGTAGAACGATTTCAGGGTCGCCGTGGCGACTTGCTGTGTGCTCTGTGACCACTTCCTGTCGGCATGAATGTAGGCGTCGAAGTCGTCGTGGGTGGCGGTGAGTAGATCCTGCCGGAACCAGTTCGCGAACTTGCAGAGGTAGAAGAGGCGTAGGCGGATGGTGTTGACGGTGCGGCGTTTTCGGTGCATGTGCTGGATGTACTGCTCAATCATGTCTCCCCCTTGAGATGGGAGAGACCCTACGTGGGGTGTCTGGGGTGGACTAGGCCGTTTACTGGGGTCTGCCCTACGTTCAGGAAGAAAGAGAAGATCGCCCACGGGGTCAGGCGGCGCGTCTGCGACCGAAATCGACGTGATGGACGTTGCTCTCAGCCGATTGCAAGTTACCAAAGCGTTATTTTTCTGGGACTTCGCTTTGAGCCCGCCCGGCCATCCTGTGAGGACGCGTCCCGGCCGCTGCCTAGGGTGGGTGGGTGCGCGCTGACGACGTGTCCTGGGGCATCCTCGGCGACGGCGATGTCGACGACCTGACCGCCCTCGCCGCCCGCTGCCAGGCGGCCGACGGCGGACTGCCGCTGACCGCGGAGCCGGCCTTCGTGCGACGCCGCTGGACGGCGGACGGCTCGACGGTGCGCCTCGGCCGGGACGCCGGCGGTCGCCTCGTCGCCGCGGCGGGAGTGCGCATCTCGGGCGACACCGCGACGGTCGCCACGCTCGTCGACCCCGCGGCGCGGGCCGGCGACCATGCCGCCGAGCTTCTCGACTGGGGTCTGCGCGACGCCGCGGGCCGCGCCGGGACGACCGTCGTCGAGACCGAGGCGCTGACGCCGGAGCAGGCCGCGGAACAGATCGCCGCGACGGGCGCGCCGGTTGCCGGCATCAGCGCCCTGACCTGCCAGGCCACGGACGCGGCGGCGCTGGCCCGGAGTTTGCGGCGGCGCGGCCTGCGGGTCATTCTCGGCGGTGCGCACTTCGGCGACCTGGCCGAAGACGGCCTGGCGGTGGCCGACGGGCTTGCCTCCACCGCCCGGGTGATCACGGCCGCGGCGGCGGTCATGGTCTTCGTGTTCTTGAGCTTCGTCCTGGGCGACAGCAGAGACCTCAAGCTCTTTGGACTCGGCCTGGCCGTCGCCGTCTTGGCCGTGGGGAACGTTACCTGGAAGACGCCGCCTACGTAG